ACAGTTTGATAACCCCAACCTACTCCGCCTGCAATGGCGCCTACTAGTGAACTAGCGGTTGGATATACACCGGTGACACTGGTGAAACCAGTAATTACTAAGGTAGTTGTTCCAGTACCGCCACTGCTGACAGTAGCAGAAGCATCATAGTTTGGATCAGCTTGGATGATGTTACTACCATCTGTAGTAAACAAATAGTATCCAAATGATGCATCAGTACTTAGAATAGCAATGTTAGGTCCTAACTGTTCACCAGTTGACTCTGTCAAGTTGTAGGCAATAACACGATAAATGTCTGCTAGATTGTCTGAATACTGAACAGCGGTACTTGGACGAGTTGGCTTAACGTTACTGATGTTATAGTATTTGACGTTTTGTAGTACGCGAATAGTTACGCTTTGTCCATCATATAGTGCATATTGTAAACCAGTTGTCGAAGTTGAATTAGTACCGCTAGTACTTAAATTCAACTGTAGAACGTTCTGTCCATTGACTGTAGTTGTAGTATGACTTACACTACTGATTAGATAACGTGTGACTTGACCTCCTGATAGCGTATGGTCAATTTCTAATTCACTAGTGTTATATGGAATATAATTATAACCAATGATGAATAAAGATAATGACTGTGTAGTAGCAGTTGGTGTCATCAATGCGGCAGTAACACCTTGTTTATAAATCTTAGCAGTCTGCACCATATCATTAGACATTAGAACTGCGTTAGGTAATTCAGTTACGTCGTAGCCTGTGGCACGTAGACCGTAGTCACCGTGTGCGTTCGAGCTAGCTACTGCACGAATCTGTCCACCATTTATAGACCAGAAGTGTGTATGACAGTAGTATGAGAATGTTGAAACTTGTTCACTAGCACCACCGTTGGTTACAACAATCGCATAGCCTAGGTCGTTGATCATAGCAAAGTCATTGGCCAACATACTTCGGTTACCACCCATCTCAATGTTAACTGGTAAGCCAGCGCCTGCATTTAAGTAACTAGTAACTGCTGTTTGGATTGAACTCTTAGCTGATTGGATAGTAGTTCTATCTGTATAGGCTTGAGCATAAGAGCCAGTACTTGGTAATGTTGGGTTAGTTCTAGTAACCGCTGCCGATGAAAACACTAGTTGTACATTAGTACCTGACTGTGCGGCATTTTGACTGACTGTAATAGTACCAGCCGACTGATATGAACTAACACTTAGAATAGTAGCGCCACTGGCAAAATAAGCACTGGCAGGCAATGTTGCTCCTGCTAGAATATTTGGATTGTATGGCACATTACTGATAACGTTTGAACCGCTAGTGATTGTACCAATTACACTGTTATTAAATGTACCGTCTGCGATATAGTCAACAAACAGTGCAACCAATCCAGCTAGTGTAGTTGCTTCAGCCGAAGTAGCCGCTGTTGCCGCGACTTTATTTTGTGATTGTAAATTACCGGCACTTGGAGTAACTGTGAAGTTTTGTACAACCTGTTGCACAACAGTACTAAGTCTGCTCATTGCTGATGTATAATATATTTCTTGACCTGTGATTTGATCACCGCCTAGATAATATGTACTTGCGTTATCATATGATGCACTATTACCACCGTATATCAAGTCATAAGTTAATGCATCAACGGCATAGCCTGCTCTAGTAGACAGAACAACAGCACTATAATTAGGAATACTCTTAACGATAAAGTTGCTGGCAATATAGGCTATTAATTCAGCTTGGATAAATGCCTTGTTAGCTTGCAGTATGGTTACAGCATTAGCAATGTTAGTTGTGGTAGTTGGCAATACTGGGAAAGTTGCGGCTGGAATAGTAACACTGCCATTGGTAATAGCATTAGTAATTGTTGCTATACTTGCTGTAATCTTTCCTTGATCAGCACCGTTAGAAATAGCGGCATTGACTAGATCTCGAGCTTTGTTAATACCAGACAAGACAAACAACTGATTAATACCAGTCACAGCATTTGCAGGAAGCAACCATGCTAGTGAAGTTTTAATTGCTTGATAGTTTGATCCCAATACCATGTCGTATGTGATAGCATCAATGATACCACTGATTGATGCATCTGGATGATTTGTACTTGAGATAAATGATGACCCGTAAATTGTTAACGGATTGAACGGAGTTGAAACGTCTAGTGTTAATGTGGCAGTATAGGTACTACTATTGTAAACCGGAACATCGTCAACTTGGTAACGATTACCTGCGATATAAAATACGCAAGGTGTTTGTGGAGCACGTATATCTAAACCGCTGTTAGGACTTCCTGTAACGGTAACAGTAATACCTGCTACTCCTGTTGAGCTTGGTTGTACATTAGTAATGTTACCAAATAGTCGACCTGTAAATCCGTCAACAAATTGTCCACCAGCAAATCGTTTAGCATTGATTGACTGTGAGAAACTGGTGTTGACTTGGCCATAAGGTGATTTAGTTTTAATTTGTCCTTCTGGGTCAAGTACCATAGCAAAGCCGCCGTGACCTTGGAATGTGATACCTGTAATACGTGTAGCATCATTACACAAGAATACGTCGATTAATTTGTTGTTTAATGGAGTACTTGTAATATCTAACGGATTAGTTAAGTAGTGACGACCGTAGTTAATAGTTCCCCACAAGTGCCAGGTGCCTGTAGCATAGAATCCAGTAGTAGCAAATGGATACACTACTGTAGCATTGATCACATTACCAGCAACGGATGTGATAACTGCCTTACCTGCTGATCCGGTTTCACTAGACGAGTCACTGAGAACTAGTCCAATCCAACTGCCCAGTGCTTGTCCGCTCGCTAGTGTACATGTAATATTACCACTAGCGCCTGATATAGTTAATCCACTAGTTACGCTAGCGGCATAATCAGTTGTGAAATTAATTAAACCTGTTTGAATACCGTCAATGATTGAATCACGATAGAAGAATATATTACGCCATGGACTTTGACTTACTCGATCTAGAGGACGAATAATTGTACGACGGAATTCATCACCGCTGATTGAAACGTTAGCAGGTAATTTGATTGGATAATCTTCGTAGTAGATACCACTTTCAACACGGATAGTGATGTTAAGATTCTTAACAGTCTCACCAAAGTCCATTTGCTCACCAACGATTACACTAGTATTGGTTAGGTTAGCAGTTAATGAAGCACTGATTGTAACTTGGTTGGTAATAGTATTAACCGCAGTAATAGTTGTACCTAGTGGAATGCCTGCACCCGAAATGCCCATGCCAATAGCAACAGTGCTGGTATTGATATTTTGATATGTTAATGAAGCAAGTACAAGTGTTTTAGTACCACTTGTTCCTGTAGCAGTAGTTGGAACACATTGGAAGAATCCAGGCTTAGTCATGCGTAGAACAATACTGTCTACACCTGTTCCTGTTCCACCGGTGTAGCTGACAACAGTACCATTGGCGCTACCAGCCGCACCTACAACTACCTTAGCTGGGATAATGTGTACATCACCAGGTGTGCCTTGGTCAACATATCCATTACCACCGTTGCTGATAGTTAATGTGTATATACCTGTACCAAAACTTGGAGTAGGAGCCGCACCATAGCCTAACTGAATAATGCTGACCAATGTGGCCATATTATTAGTGAATGTAGTTTTAGCATTAGTGCTTGCAGTATAACTGCCATTTGTTACTTGAGTAACTAGAGTTTGATATCGGCTTTGTGTAGTTTGATTTAATACCTGTAGACCTAATGCGGCTGCAAATTGTATACCATCTACTGTTTCAGTATATTGTGTTCCAATAGCTACTGACTTAGCACTAGTATTTGAATAGTAACTTAGACCAGCATTGATACTTTGATATGTACCGCCAGTAACTAGGTCAATAACCATAGCATCTATGATTAGGCCAACGTCTCTATAACAGGTCGCTTGATTATAACTAAATCCGCCAGTGTAGGTTGATGCCAAATATGTATTAACACTAGTAGCAATCGCGCTAGCATTAGTAGACATAATGCTTTGTGCATTTTGTAAGTTGCTTGCGTAACTGGTCAATACTGGATAAGTTACTGTATAGTTAGAAGCATCGTTGTTTGCAATAATATCTTTTAGCTCATTGAACAATGTATTCAATGCTCCGGCAGCGCCTGCTCCGTCTGCCCATGCGCTATTAAATGTCTGAGTGATAGCACTTTGGAAAATAGTTACAGAACTGTTACCTGCAATTAGTACAGCAATTTGTTGCAAGTGTCCATAAGCCGCTACAGTAGCAGTTAACTCTGTTCCAGCTATTTGTAATGTAGCATTTGCATAATATTGATTTGCGGCAAAAGTAGTTGCTGAATTACCACCGTAAGTCAAGTCATAACAAATAGCTTCAATGATGTAGGTAACATCTCTTGAGCAGGTTGTTGAACTGTAGGTAACTGAAGGATAGTTAGTGTTGATCCATGCGATTGTTTCCGCCACCATAAAACTAATATTGGCCAATAACGCTTGACGAGCATGACTATATCCACTTGATATACCGCTAGGATCTGAGTATGTTGGTGTAGTTCTTGAACTAATACCATTAATCAATAAATTAGTTACAATACCAAACAATGTAGATATGCTGGTATTAATACCTGTATTATTAATTACAGGATAATTGGCATTGATGTAGGTAACTGCTCCAGTTTCTAGACTAGTCTTTTGTCCTACGATTGCGGTTCTAGCAGTTTGTAATGAACTAGCAGTTGTTGAGACAGTTGGTAGTGTTATACTTGGAGATGGTGTGCTTACTGCGCTGACAATACTTTGTAGTGTAGTGACATTAGAACTCAACGAACCTAATACCGGACTTGTAAAAGTCAATGTACCGCTTGGTGTACTATTTGGTGCGGCACTTAAAATTATTACAGTATAAATTCCGTTGATACTTGTTGAAACTACAGTTTGACCATTAGTAAATCCTGTGCCTGTAACTACTTGTCCAACGCTGATAGGAACTAGTCCTGTAGTAACTGTTAGTGAGGTGCTTGATGTACTACCACTATAGAACGTAGCAGTAGCAGTATTGTTGCCTGTTAATGTTGAGTTAATGTATTGTGATATACTCTGTTGATAAATTGTTGCAGGAGCAGTATTTGTAACAATGGCCTGAACCAATGTTCCGATATATCCAATAGCCGCAACTGTGGCAGACTGCTCAGAACTTTGAACATTTAAATAATTGTTAAGCCAGTATTGTAATCCTGCATATACAGTTTGACTGTTACCGCCATACATCAAATCATAGATAAGAGCTTCTACAATAAATTTAACATCACGTTGGCACTTGGCATGACTATAACTTAGACTACTGTAATTGGCCAATAGGTAAGCAATAATTTCAGCTTGTATAAATCCAATGTTGTTAAACAATAGATCTCTAGCACTTGTCTGACCTATAATTGTTACATTTGGAATAGCAGGCCAACTAGGAGTTGGTGTAGTTCCTGCTTGAATTACAGCATTGATTCTAGTAATGCTAGCATTGACACTAGCAACTAGTGTTGGTGAACCAGCAATAGCGCCGATGGCAGTTATCTGTGTTCCTAAATTTGTTATAGCCGCGGCAATTTCTGTAGTACTTAAACTAGTACCGGCATTAGCAAATGCCTGCCCTACTTGTACAGTTTGCCAGTTAGAACCAAATACTAGATCGTATCCAATGGCGTCTACTACTTGTCCAATATATGTTTGTAAGTTAGTAGTGTTATATGAATAGCCTAGTATCTGTGCCTTTGCTTGATTGACTGCATCAATAATTTGAGTTAATTGATTATTAACAATGTCACTGTTGTAGGCCAAGAATAATTGACTAGCTTGAGTAGTGGCATTGAAAGTAGTTCCTAATGCTACGTCATAACTGATACCGTTGATAATACTTTTAATAATATTTGACCAACGTGTTTGATTAAATGTAAAACTGTTTACATATTTTTTATTCAAATAGGCAACAGTTTCAGCTTGGATGAATGCCTTATTAAGTTCTAATAATGTTGCCGCACCGGTGTATCCAGTGTCTCCACTGTTACCGCCACTGAGTGTAACACTTTGGATCTGACTGTAATACTGATTAGGAGCAACTGTGTAGGCAATACGTTGTTTGTATGGTCCTGGTTCTAGACCTGCTAAGTTAATTAAATTCTGTGCTTGTAAACATGCGGCTCCGATAGTCTTGTAAGCGTAGTTCCAATAACGTCCTTCGCGTCCAGGAGGAGTATTTTTCTGTGTATCATCACCTTTAGTAGTAGATACAAATAAGTTTACACCACTATAGTAGGTTGTGTTGTCGACGTAGTATTTGCTAGCTGCCTGCAGGTCTTGTGAAGTATTAACGATGCCAGCACCACTTAGCGGAGTAGGATGGTCACTAAGATTCAATGCACCAGTCATTGAGTCACCGCCACGGTATACAACATCTTTACGTTGCATTACCTCAGTTGGCAAGTAGTTACTTGTGTAACTTGCACTGTAATCTGGATCATTAATTTGTGGTAGTGTTGGCTGTGATCTTGATTTAAATGCAGAATTAATATTGGTTGTAGTAACACCACCAATGATCGAGGTAGAACCTGCCAAGTAGTTAGCATCTGCATAGCCTTTAGTAACTGGCAACTGTGCAAGAGTAGTTGTAATACCTTGACTAGCATAGGCATTGTTAAATGCTGTAACTAGAGCCTGACTAGGATCAGCTAGCTTACCGATAGTTAAACTGTTGGCATTTAAGAAATTGCCTAATGTTGGAGCTGGATCTCCAGCAAGACTAGCACTAGCCGCAGTGAAAGTAATCTTTGTAGGATCGCTGGTATTAATTGTTAACGAATTGTTACTAGAAACTAGTGTTCTAGCAGTCAACCCGCTACCTGCAGGGTTGGACATGATGACCTGGTTAGCACTATATGTGCTAGGAGCATCGCCTAGTGCAGTAAATTTAATTGTCCCACCAGCACCAAAAATAGCATATAACTCGTTAAAATTTGAATTAATTTTTTGGAAACTGGTACGAATACTGTCGCCAGTACCGTCATTACCTTGTATACCAAGATTGATTACTTGTTGTGTCATTTTATATTATACTCCAAAACTGCTACCGCAGCCGCAGGTTGTTGTTGCGTTTGGGTTCTTTATGCTAAAACTGCTACCCATTAGGTCTTCTTTATAATCTATTTCAGCACCTGCTAGATATTGCATGCTCATGCTATCTACTAGTACCTTGTATT